AGATTATATAATAGAACTAAAAATTAAACAAAAGTATATGGACATAATGAGAGAGATTAGAGAGGTGGTTAAAGTTTCTTTAGAACAAAATTAAATGATTATAGATAAAAATTTAGCAATAAAAATTAAAAAAGATTTAGAGAATAAATTACTTTTTAAATGTTGTATAAATTCAACGAATATATTAATAATAAATTTTATATATAGTAAAATTTATATTTGTTATTTATATAAAGACATAGAATCTGAATACACAAGAGTTGAATATACAAATTTAGATAATTTATTAGAATTTTTAAGAGGTAATGAATGACGACAGATATGCTAGAACTAGGAGTATTCAAGCTATTTGAAGATGGAAATTATTTAGCTTTAATTCCTAGAGTACAAAGAAAATTTAAAATACACGAATGTGATATAATCGTGGTAACGAATGATGATTACCTTTATGAGATTGAATTAAAAGTATCAGTTTCAGACTGTAAACGAGATAGAGAAAAAGAACACGAGCATAAAGATATATACAATAGATTAAAATATCAATATTTTGCAGTTCCTTTATCTATATTAGATGAGTGTATTGATTTTATTCCTGAAAGATTTGGTATAATAGCAATAGAAGATAATACTCTTGAAGGTAAATTTATAAGAAAAGCAGAAATGAATAAAAAACATAGAAGAATAAGTAAAGGAGAGTTAATAAATTTATTAACTACTGGGTGTAAAAGATATTTTCAAAAATTAGATAGTATTTGGAAAAAAGAGGATGATAATGAAGAAACAGAAGAATAGAGAAATAATAATTGATGGAGATTTTATATTAGGTGTATTGATTATATGTATTTTAATAGCCTATCATTTAAACTTTTTATTTATAAATTGGTATGTTTTAGGTTATTGGACATTTCATTTGACTGCACTTTTCAGTGCAATACAAATAATAGTAAAAATTATAAAATTTATTTATAATAAAATTAAAAATAAAAGGAGTGATGTTTAATGGGTAAAATAAATTTAATATTGGAGGAAGTTACTAAAGCTAAATCTTCAAAAAAGGAGTTTAAGGTAAAATCAGATATTTATACAAAAATGGTTGTACAACTATATATAGAAGCAATAAGTCCTGTTTTTATCTCTAAAAACAAAATAAAATGGGATTTAGAAAAAGATATATTAAAAGAAGCTATATTTACTTCAATATCCCCTGAAATAGCTAAAGAAAAGTATACTCAAGATATACAAGAATTATCTGCTAAATTACAGTTTCTTGTAGATAAAGCAGAAGAAGATATTGAGAACGAGGAAGAAAATATTTCTATACCTATATTAGAAAATTTATTTAGAGATTTAATAGAAGAATATACTACTGCTTTAACTTCTTCAAGTAAAGATGTAAATACAGATATAGACTTTGAATCTATATTAGCCAATATTAAACTAGGTATAAAATCTAATAAGATTAATATTATAGATACTATGGGCTTTGTTTCAGACTTAAATGATATGCTAACTGAGATTATTGCAGGTAAATTAGATGAGTAATGAATTGATATTAGATTACTTAGAGGATATAAAAAATACTCAAGGAACTAATGAAAAGAAAAATATATTACAAGATTGGTATAATAGCAATAAACAACAATGTATTAGGGTTATGAATTTTCTTTATAACCCTAATATAGTTACTAATATGTCTACAAAGAAAATACGAAAGATATTAAGTGAAAATATTTGGACTACTTGTGATATAAAAGGGTTAGATAATGATGTACTTGAATCTATTATGTCATATTTAGAAAATAACTGTACAGGTACAGATGAGAATATAAGATACCTACAATCGTTTAGAGATTTATATGTATATAGACAATCAAAAGAATTTTTAGAATTATTTATGTGTAAGGAATTAGCTATTGGTTTAGATATAAAAGCCATAAACAGTGTTATTCCTAATTGTATAGATATTATTGAACCTATGTTAGCAACTAATTATACTAATGTAGCAGATAAATTAGATACTAGCACAATTTATTATGTTACTTTAAAGCTAGATGGAAACAGATGTATAGTTGACAATAGAAATGGAATACCAAAAGCATATAGTCGTAATGGAGTAGAAATAAAAGGTTTAGATAGCTTTTTAAACTCTTTAAATCTACCTAAAGGTAAAATATATGATGGAGAATTACTGCCTCGCAATATTGATAATATAAGCTCAAAAGACCAATACAAAGAAATAAGTTCTATTATGAGAACTAAAGGAGAAAAACCAAAAGATAAAATTACTTACCATATCTTTGATATAATAGATTATGATTTACCCTATATGCAAAGAAGAAATTTTATAGATAGCATAGAAAATACAGAATATCAACAAATTTGTCAAGTTTTATATAAAGGGCAAATCAATAATGCAATTTTTAAGTTGTTAGATGAAGTTGTAGCACAAGAACAAGAAGGCTTAATGGCAAATGATATTGAGGGTATGTATGAGAGTAAAAGAGTTAAAAGCATATTAAAATTTAAAAAATTTAATACAGTAGATTTGAAATGTATTGGAGTAGAACAAGGAGAGAAGAAATATGCTAATACTCTTGGTGCTATTATATGCGAATATAAAGGAAATACAGTTAAGGTAGGAAGTGGTTTTACAAATAGTCAAAGAGATTACTATTGGGAAAATCAAGATGAAATTGTAGGTAGAGTAGTAGAGATACAATATTTTGAAGAAACACAAGATAAACAAGGTAATTATTCTTGCAGATTCCCAACATTTATACAGTTGAGGGATTTAGGTAAAGAGGTATCTTATGATTGATTTTGACGATGTAAAAGATAGAATGAGAATATTAATGTATGCTCTTAGATATGCAATTAGTAGAAGAAGTTATGCACTATCAGATGCTAAGGAAATATTATTAGTCTATGGAAAAGATTTACAACCACATTTATTATATTCTCTACTGGATGATTTACAATATGAAATTAATAGATGTGGGACTGAAACTATGTTAGGATGTAAAACAGAATTAATTTTTATGCAAAATATAGTAAAAGAATTATTATTAGAGAAAGGAATTAAAGAATGAGTTTTAATGAAGAATTAGTAAAGAATTATAAAGCAAGACAAAAATCATTAAAGGAAATAAAAAAAGGGTTTAAAGATGTATTAGGAGTTCCATTTGAATTATCTAAGGATTTAATTACAGGAGCATACACAAGTGGAAAACTTCATTGTGATGTAGTAATGTCTGATGAGCAAAAGAAAGTAGCGAGAGATTTAGATGAAAATTTTTGGGATTTTAAAAATGAAACATTAAGAGAACTATTAGAGGAAAAGAATATAGCCGTAATCGTTGATTGGTTCAATATTAGATGTTATAGTGAGAATGATTTAGGTTATATAAGATTAGCTTTTTCAGAAGATAGTAAAAAAGAACAAGATAAAAAATTAAAAGAAAATTAAATTTTTACTTGACAAAATAAAATCTATATGTTATAATGATACTATAAAAAGATGAAACAGAAGTTTACAGCAATAAAATGATTCGGCACAATCAAAATTGACTTCTGTTTTCTCTTTATAAAAATTAATAAATAAGGAGAAGTGATATTTTATGGAAAACAAATTTATGCAAGAATTACAAAAATGGGGTAATCTTACAGAAACAGAAAATGGTGCAATAGCAGTTAAATCTACATTAGATAATGTAGTAGATTTATTTGGTACAATAGGTTCTATGAGAGAGTATACTTATCAAGGTAGAGCTAAAGTCAACAAAGAACTTTTACCTATGTTCTCTAAAGCTATGCAAGAAAATAAAGAGTTAGCAATGAAAACTTTATTTTATGCTAGAGATTGTAGAGGGGGTATGGGAGAAAAAGAAATATTTAGATATGTTATGTTAGATCTATTAGATTTGGAAACAGAAGAAAGTTATCTATTATTCAAAAATAATATGGCTAATATAGTAGAATTTGGTTCTTGGAAAGACTTATTAGATATATTTGATAGAACTTCTGTAGCAAGAGCTAAAATAGACATAGTAGGTTATATTTATGATACTATTCAAATGGACATCAAATTAATGAATGAGAGTAAAACTCCTAGTCTACTAGCTAAATGGTTACCTACTATTAATAGTAAGTCTAAACACACTAAATTAAAGGCAAAGAATTTACTGACTCTTATGCCAAAATTAGATTTTGATTATAGACATTATTGTTCTAATGCTAGAAAGATGTTAAAAGTAGTTGAAAGAAATATAGCACAACAAACATTTAGTGAAATTAACTATAGTGCAGTTCCTAGTAGATGTATGTTATTAAACAGAAATCTATTTATGGAAAAAGACCACAAACATTTTAAAGAATACCTAGATAGTTTAGAAAAAGGAGAAACAAAAATCAACTCATCTGTATTATTTCCTAGTGATATAACAGGTAAGTATTATGATAAAAATACTAGCTATTATGGTTTTAATCCTAATGTAGATACTGTATTAGAGGAACAATGGAAAGCACTTCCTAATTATATGGATAGACCTTTAAATGCTTTATGTGTTGTAGATACAAGTGGGTCAATGCAAGGAACTCCTATGGATGTAGCTACTGCTCTAGGTATTTATATAGCAGAAAGAAATCCAAGTGAATCTTTTAGAAATAAATGTTTAGAATTTTCACATACAGTGCAATTTATAGATTTTTCTAAAGCAAACACTTTAAGAGATAAATTAGGGTGTTATAATTATGAAGTTGCAAATACAAATTTAGAAAAAGTATTTGATGTAATTTTAGATTTAGCTTTAGCTAACAAATTAGAACAAAAAGATTTACCTACTCATCTAATTTTACTTTCAGATATGCAATTTGACCAAGCTACAGAACATTATGATGCTTTTGATAAAAAATTTAAAACTTTAATGGAAAAGATTAGAGATAAATATGCTAAAAATGGTTATAATGTTCCACAAATTATATATTGGAATATTGCTACAAGAACACCTAATTTCCCTGAAATTAAAAAAGATGGTGTATGCTATGTAAGTGGTTATAGTCCTGCTATTATGAAAGCTATATTAAATACAGAAATGCTAACACCATTAGATGTAGTTAAAAATGCAGTAATGATAGATAGATATAAAGATGTTTATTTTGGATAAATGAAATAAGGCTAGATATATTCTAGCCTTTAATTCTTAATAATGAGGTAACTTATGTCTAAGAGTAAAAGAAAAATTAAACCTATAGTTTTTGGTAGTAAATTATATTTAAAATATCTACATAAAAGATTTTATAAAGAATATGGAAAGAATAAAGTTAGATGTAGATTTAGAAATATAAATAAAGACTTTGATAGTGGAAATTATTATAAAAAAATAAGTTTTTATAAATATTTAGTATAAAATTAATTATTAGGAGGTTATATGAGAAAATATAATATTGTAGATTTATTTTGTGGTTGTGGGGGGGGTGCTATAGGTGTAGAAAGATTAAATAGAACTAATACTTTATTTGCTATTGATTTTTGGCAACCTGCTGTAGACAGTTATAATTATAATTTAGGAAATAAGGCTTTTTGTATGGATATTCATAATTTAGATGAAAATAAGATTAATGAATTAGTTAATGGACAAAAATGTGATATTCTTTTAGGTAGTCCTCCATGTCAAGGGTTTAGTTTACAAGCAAGATATAAATATAAAAATTCTGAGGGGGAAATAAATGAGGGTATGGAACAAAAGAATCATTTATTTTTAGAGTTTCTAAGAGTAGCAAATATTTTACAACCAAAAGTAATTGTAATGGAAAATGTCAAAGGTATATTAACTATGAAAAATAAAGAAGGAGAACTAATACTTAATAATATCATACAAGCATATAATGATATAGGTTACTATGTAAAATATAAAATAGTAGAATGTGATAAATTAGGTCTACCACAAACAAGACATAGAGTTATTTTTATAGCGAGTAAGGATAAAGACCTATTAGATAAAATACATTATCCTCGCTATAATAATAATAAAATTACCATCAAAGATGCTATAATGGATATACCTGAAAAGGGGGATAATTATACTTTACCCCTAGCATATACAAGTGAGTACATACAATTTTTAAGAAAAAATGAAAATATTTTAGTTGATAATATTACCAACAATACTACCAAAGTAGTTACAGAAAGAATAAAATTAATTAAGACAAATGAGTGTATGAGAGATTTACCTAATGGACACCCATTAAAAACTAAATCAAGATTTACAAATTGTTATAAAAGAGAACATGAAAATAATTCAATTGGAACAATTAGTAATATAGCAAAAACTATACTTATACACCCTAACTTTGATAGAATATATACTATTAGAGAGAGTTTGAGATTACAAAATTTTCCAGATAGTTATATTTTACAAGGTACACCTTATGATAAATATTTAATGGTAGCAAATGCTATACCTCCATTATTAACAGAAAATGTGGTAAAGAATGTAATAGAAGTTTTAGATAATTTGAAGGGAGATTAAATGAACGATTTATTAGATTATTATGATTTAAACTCTGTAGATGGGTTTATATCTAATGCTAAAATGTATGATTTAAAATCTAGTTTAATAGCTAGTGGTTTTCCTATGCGACCTAAAGTAGATTACAAAGAAGTAGATGATAAACTCTTAAATAGGGGTAAAAAATTAGGTAAATACCCAATAGGAGCAGGAGAAAATAATTTTTTAAAAGGTGTAGTAGTAAATTTAGATATAACATTACCTGTTAAAGTTTGGACAGAATGGGAGAGGTACATTTTCAGTCCTATAGTAAGTTCTAGTAGTAGTATGCACAAAATACTACACTTTGATTTAGATAGTTTTTCAGAGGATACAGATAATAGAGTTATTTCTTTATGGAATACTTTAAGAGATGAATATAAAGAAAATCCTACAAATGAGAAATATTTACAAATATTACATAGCACTCCTGTAGGTTTGAAATTAACTGCAAGAGTAAGTTGTTCTATGATGTCTTTAAGAAATATGTATAATCAAAGAAAAAATCATAAATTAAAGGAATGGAGATTATTTTGTGATTGGTGTTTAACTATTCCTTATTTCAAAGAATTAACAGGAATTAGTGAATAATTATTTAAGGAGGTATTATGTATAAGTTACCAACAAGTTTAAAAGGTTTAAGAAATAGAGTATCTAAATATAAATATGCTCATTTTACTTACATAGATAATGATGGTGTAGAGAGAAATAAAACTTATTTTACTAAAGATTTAGATATAGAACTTTGTACAACATTTTTTAGAGTTTATCTATACTCTATAAAATTTAGTAGAAAAGTAGAACCTATAATAAATATAACTAATATATTTTTATCCAATAATATGAATGAGAACATATCAAAGTCAACTAAAAAAATAGAATTAGGGGTTGAAATACAGTATATTAACTATGATGGAAATAACGATAAAAGTCCTAATGTAGCAGTTACTTATTCTCAAGATAATAGATTTCAACAATTTAGATTTGATTTAGAAGTATGGTATAGATTTAATTCTACAAAAAATATGTTAGAATCTATTAAACAACCTAACTTAAAATATAAAATTTTAAGTTATAAGTATGATGATAGTATTATACCTAAAACTGTAAATTATGATGAGATAAGTCAAAATGAAATGGAACATTTATATTTAACAAGTGTATTTAAGTTATTAAAAACAACCAATTTAAAGAAAAAGAATAGAAGATATAAAATACTAGGATAATTTTCCTAGTATTTTTTTATTTTTATCTTGACTTATTATTAGATATATGTTATAATGATTTATATAAAGTTGAAAGGAAGTGATATTTTGTGAAGTTAATAGAAATTAAAGGGGATTTATTTACAAAAGAGAATATACAAGACAAGTCTATATATCTAGTTCATTGTATTAGTAGGGATTGTGAAATGGGTTTAGGAATAGCTAAAACTTTTGATAAGAAATTTCCTAGTATGAAAAATACTTTGAAAAATAGAATTAGCAATAATACTGTTTGTGATTTATACAATAATAAAGTATTTAATCTTATCACAAAGAATAAATATTGGCAAAAGCCTACTTATGAGAGCTTAGAAAAATCTTTAAAAGCAATGGCTAATGATTGTTGGCTATTAAAGATAAAAATATTAGCTATGCCTAGAATAGCTTGTGGGTTAGATAAACTTAATTGGAAAACCGTTAAAAATATGTTAGAATATGTATTTAAAGAGTTAGATATAACAATTTATGTATATGTATTGTAGGAGGTTGTATGGAGAAATCTTGTAAATGGTGTAAACACTATGATTTTAAAGAAAAATATTGTACAAAATTAGAAAGTGGATTTAAGTTTGATAAAGAAAAAACTATTAAAGAACTAACCGAAGAATTAGAAGATGAGATTTTATCTGAGTTAGCTTGTTTAGAACAAGACCAAGATGATATATTAGATGAGATTCCTAATATAAAGATGAGTCAAATTATAGACATAGGGTGCTTATTTAGAGATTTTAGAGATTTTAGAGATGTTATAGGTAGGAGAATAAAGAATGTATTAACCGATAACTTAGATTGGGTAGAATATAATGGTTTAAACTCAATAACTGATGATGAAGAATTTTATTGTAAATATTGGGGGTAGAATATGAGTAATAAAGAAAATAGAGTAGAACTTAGTAAAAAGATGAGAGCAGATTATAGAGAAAGATACATAAATAATTTAATAGAGCATATTAAAATAGAATTAGTGAGTAAAGATTTAGATTTAAAAAATTATTTAGTAGAATGTTATAATAAAGGTGTTTATGTTTGTGAATTTGATGTAGATATAGATACAACTTTTATATCACATATTAGTTTAGCAGATAATGGTTATACTTCCATTAAAGATATGTTCCTAGATAATCAATATAAAGGATTTTTAGCAACAATAAATAATTATATAATAGAGAAATTCAATCTACAAGGTTGTATAGATTCTATCAAAAGTTATATAATGAAAAGAGAAACAATAGAAGAAAGTGCATATACTGAATATACTTACATTAGTGAGTATTTACATACAGAAATTATATTTAAAGATTAAAGGAGGTATTAAATGGAAAATAAACAAACATTATGGGCTTTAACAGAACAAGGTAATAAATTAGAAGAAATGATTGAAAATAGCATTGATTGGGAAACTGGAGAAGTTGATGAAAATTACGACAAATTAACTGACCTTAAAGATGAGATTAATGCTTTAGTGGTAAACAAAGGAAAAGACTTAATATATGTTCTTAGAAAGCAAGATAACTATGCAGATGCTATAGATGAAGAAATAAAAAGACTTCAAGCATTAAAAAAGTCTTATACAAAGAAAAAAGAAAATCTAAGTAACTATATTAAGATGTGTATGATTACTAATGGAATAAAAGCTATAGAAACACCAATAGGTAAACTATCAGTAGTTAATAATGCAGAAAGTGTAGAAATATATGATGAAAGTCTTATAGATAAGAAGTTTATCAAAACTAAAATAGAGGAAACAATATCTAAGACAGATATTAAAAATGCAATAAAAAATGGAGAGGAAGTTCAAGGGGCTAGATTAGTAAGAAATACTAGACTAGCAATAAAATAGAGTAGAGCTAATCTACTCTATACTTGATGTTAGATTATGGTGTACAATAAATACAAAAATAAAAAAATAGAACAAGATGATATTAAATTTGATAGTGAAATGGAATATAGCTTTTATCAAAAAGCAAAAGAGTTTAATATTGAATTAGAGATGAGAAAAACTTTTATATTACAACCTAATTTTATATATAAAGGCAAAAAAATATTACCTATAAAATATGTTTCAGACTTTAATATAGGAAACTTAATAATAGATGTAAAAGGTATGAAAACTACAGAATTTAAGTTAAAAGAGAAAATATTTAAGTATCAATATGGCAAAGAGTATGAATTAGTATGTATTTGTCCTTGTCCTAAAAAATATTTAGATAACTTAGATAATAATAATATATGGGAAAAATTAGGTTTTATAGAGTTAGATAAATTACAAAAATTAAGAAAGGAAGTGAAAAAGAAAAATGACTAACGAACAATGGGCTTACTTCATATTCAATACAAATGCTATTGAGGGTAATCAAATAATTGAAAGTGAAGTATTAAAATTAAAAGTTATAGCAGATAAATTACCTTTAGAGTATTCTAAAGAAGTACATAATCAAATAATGAGTAACTTTAGTAAAGATACTCAATTAAGAAATTGGATTACTGAAACACTTAATGCTTGGTTATGTTGTAGATATATTTATGATACATTTGATGCTCCCCTTACAGAAGATTATATTAAATATATACATAAAATAGCTAGACAACATACTATAGATGAAGAGAAAGGTTATAACATAGGAGAGTATAAAGCAATAGGTAATATTATAGCTAATAGGAAAACTACTGAACCAAGTAAAGTACATAAATCTATGGCTATTATTATATCTCATTTTAATAAACTTAGTCTTATTACAAGAGATAGTGTATTAAAATTTCATAAATCATTTGAAAAAATACACCCATTCCAAGATGGAAATGGTAGAGTAGGAAGATTTATAATGGTTAAACAATGTTTTGATGGGGATATTGAACCTATCATACCTACTTTAAAAGATAGAAAATTCTATTATATGTTATTCAATGATTTATGTGATAATAAATATACTGTATCTTATGGAGCATATACACAAGCTCTTATTGATATAGAGAAATCAGATAAAGAAATAGCTTTATTAAGAGAGGATTTATATGTTAATTATTCAAGACTTGAGTATAAACATTTACATAATAATTTAGATGTTAGAGATTTCTTATTAAGAGATGTTGAACAAGGAAAAATTAAAAGGAAAAGTGATAGATATGTTAAACTTCATAAGTAAATTGAGTTTTGTTTTAGGCTCTATAATACTTCTTTGGTTATATATTATATGGAGGTTGGATTAAATTATGATGGAACTTATTATACAAAGTTTAGTTGTGGGTTGGCTAGGATTTATATTTATTGGTAGTGTTTATTGTTGGCTAGTTATTCCTTTATATGTTAGATTTAAATGGAAAAAAGTTTTATTATCTATAAATACATTATCAACAAAAGATAAAAATATAATTAAATATATACAGTTGTTTTCTGAACACGATATAAATAAACAGAGATATATACTAGAAAGAGATTCAGTGTATAAAACCTATGATAATATATGTGATGTATTATTCTCTAATAATATTTCTAGTTTTAAACTTATATTAAAAAAATTAGATAAATTAAATAATAATGAGAGCATAAGAAAAGATATTATGTGTGCTTTTGAGAACTTAAATAAGAAAGATAATTTATGTTGTTTATATCAATTAGAAAATTATTTAGATAGACAATTAAAAAACTTAATACAATGTGAAACAGACTCTTTAAAGAAAATAAAATTGTTAGAACAAAACACTATATTAAATAAACTAAAAGAACATATGTTTAAAACTAATAACTCTAAATTATATTTTATTATTGTAACCTATTATGAAAATAATCTTATAGAATTAAATGATATTGTAAAATTAATAGATGTATTTACAGATAAATCTACAGAGGAAGATGTAAGAAATTATATTAATACTATTATAATAACTAAGGGGGTAAAATAAAGATGTTAAAAGCAAAAAAGAAAGCAGAAACAGTATATCATTTAGGTATCAGAGAATGTAATATTGAAGCAGAGAAATTAAGATTACACTTGAACAATAAATTAAAAGATAAAGCTACAGAAATAGGAGAAGCAACAGAATATAATCAAGTTGTTCAAGGAGTATTAGTAAATTATGTAGAAATTATAAGAGATGGTTATTTATTCTATGTAAGTTATAGAGGTCAAGGGTATATATACACTGTTCCTGACATTAAATTAACTGCAAATGTTACTTTAAAATTTAAAAAGAAAATAGACCAAATGTTAGAGGGTAAGAAATATGGCAGAAAATAAAATAAAAGTAATATGTTTTTGTTCAAAAAGTGGAGTAGGAAAATCTACAATTATAGAAAGTTTTAGAAATAATAACAAATTTCACGAGGTAGTGTCTAATTCTACTAGGCTACCTCGTGATGAGTTTGATAAAACTACTCATCATTTTAAAGCTATGATAGATTATAAAACAGACTTAAAGAATGATGATGTAGTTGCTAGTTATCATTCTCCGAAAGGGTATGTAAATTGGGCAGATTATAGTTGTTTTGATGAGAATAAAATAAATTTATGGGCTATTGACATATTTGCATCTCTTAGACTTTTAAATAACCCTAGATTTGATATAAAAATAGTATATTTAATTTGTAATGAAGTAACAAGAATTGAAAGATTACTAAAAAGAGGTAGTGAAGTAGGAGATTATAAAATTGAACCTCATTTAGAATTAGATTTAGTAGATTATGCAAAACATAAAAATTGCATATCAATAATAGATACTACAGATAAATCTGTTGAAAGTATTAAAGATGAAATAATAAACTTTACTGAGTTAGACCTAGATAATTTTGAAGTTATTGAAGTAAATAACTCTATCATTATACAATTCTTAGATAAAAAAGATTTAATACTAGAAAATAAAGTATATGAAAGTAATTTAGAAAAAATATTAGATTATATATTACAGGAGTATACTTATATAGGGTTTACCAAATTAGATACACATACAGAGATATACATAGAATATAAAGGTAAAAATTACACATATTATGATTTAACTCTTGACAATGCAACAATATTAGATTATAATAGACTAATAGAAACTTTATTAAAATGGAAGTGTGGTGTATGCTATGATAGAACTTACAAGTAAAAATACTAAAGGCTTAATAGGACAATATTTAGCTACTTATAACAATATTAAATGTTATAAGGGAGATGTAAATGATTATGCAGAATGGTATAAAAATTTTATAGCTAATATAGACAACCCTAATTTAGTCTTAGCTTTTGACATTGAAGCTAGAAAATTATATCCTAGACATAACAATATAACTCACTTTGCCTTGAGTTATAAATTAGACAATATATATTACAATTATTGTTTTGTAGTTAGAGATTTAGATAATGATTTAAAAGCTAGAGTATTTAATTCTTTAAATAAATTTAAGTGTAAAATATTATTACATAATGCTTATTATGATATTGGAACAATTAAATTTTTACATAATGTAGATGTTAAATGGGATTTTGATACTTACATATTATTTCATACTCTAATGTCGCATAGAGCTAAAGATGATAGTGAAGACTTTGGAGATAGTGAAGAGGATAGAGGATTGGGATTAAAAGACTTCACAAGAGATTACTTACCTTATGGAAACTATGAAGAAGAACTAGAAAAAGAAAAGAAGAGAATATGTAAAGAGTTAGGAATATCTGTTAAACAATTTACTTATGATTTATTTTCTGATGAGATTATAGCACCCTATAACTGTTTTGATGTACTATGTACACTACAAGCATTTGAGATAGGTTTAGACTTGTTTAAAGCCTATGTAAAAGATTTAGGACTAGACAAATTATCTCAAATAATAAAAACTAAAAAAGCTACTATGGATATTTATATTAAAGCCTTTTGTAGAGGTGTAAATATAGATTATGCTAAAGTAGAACAATTAGGACAACAATTTAAAGAAACTAGAGATAAAACAGAACAAGAATTTTTAAATGCTTTCAAAAATGAAATAGAGTTATGTGAGAGTTTACATAGAGTTAAAGAATATGATAAACTTCTTAATGAAAGTATGGTTGACTATCTTTCACATATTGCTCAAAAAGGAAATAAGAAAGGTAAAACTAAAAAAGAGGAAGATGGTAAATACTATTATACCAAAGGAATAGAATTAACTGATACTCAAAGTAAAAATCTTTTAAAGAAAACAGAGTTTAGTATGACTTCCACTGATAAAAAAACAACTTTATTTGTAGAAGTATTAGGTTTAAAACCTGATGATAAAGGTACATCTAAATATGAACCTATTATATTAGACCCTAAATCAGATATATTTAGTAAGTGTTTTGGTTATAAATTAAATGATACTACTGGAAAAAGAGAGAAAGTATTGATGACACCTAAAACAGATAGGAAATATTTAGAGAATTATGTCAAACGATACCCTCATATACAAGATTTATTAGATTTTGGTAAATGTAAGACTGCTCTTAACAACTTTCTAGGGGTAGAAAAAACAGAAGAAGATAAAAAGACTATAGATGGTACTACTTTAGCAGAATTAACAGATAAAGGACAATTTCCTTTTGTATATCCTAGTTATAATATTTTAGGAACAATAACTAATAGATGTACTTGTAACACACCTAATCTACAACAGATACCTGCAAGAGGGGTATTAGCACCTTTGAAAGAGTGCTTTAAAGCAAGAGAAGGTCATAAGTTTTATTATGCAGATTACTCAAGTGCAGAGATAGTAATACTTACTGCTATAATCAATAGTAGAAGATTTAATGAAGCTATTGAAAAAGGTTGGGATTTACACTCAATGAATGTTTGGTTTATGCTTAAAGATAAAGTATTAGCACAAGCACCTGAATTAGAAAATATGTGGAATGAATGTAATACTGATGATGATTATAAAAATTTCTATGGAACAATTAAAGATAAATTTGAGAAAACTCTTAGATACCAATGTAAGTCGCTAAATTAGTTGGCGACTATAAACCTATCTCATATCGGTGGAACTCTAAGTCTATAAAGTAGATATGACAATACCGAGCTAAAACTCAATAGTAATATTGAACGATGGTGTAACGAGTTTTTATATTTGCCTATTAGGTAGATATAAGGGATAGCCCTTAACACTGGGGTTATAAATGGTAGGAACTCTTAATAAAGAGTTAAGGTGTACTCTAAACCCACTACACGAGTAGTGTAAATAGTATGAAAATACGGGTAGTTTTTGAACTTTTAGCTTAGCTTATGGAGCTGGTGAACAAGGTGTAGCAAAGAACATTGGTATTTCTGTAGAGGATGCAAAAGAATTAATTGAAGCCTATATGAGAGCTAACCCTGAAATGAAAAAGTATTTTGATAATCAACATAGAAAAGCAAAAGAAAAAGGGTTTATTACTAACCCATTTGGTGCATTTCTTTTAATGCCTGATGTACCAAATGAAGATAATAAAGTAGATTACAATACAAAGAAAAAGATAGAAAAGCAAAAGAAAAAAGCTCTAAATTTCCCTATACAATCAAGTAATGCCTTTTTACTTTATGAGGGTTTAATAAAAGCAGATAAGATGATTAAAGATAAAGGTTTAGAAGATAAAATGCACTTTATGTTTAGTGTATATGACAGTTTTTGCTTTGAAGTATCAGATGATGTACCTCAAGAAGTTGCATTAGAAATACTTGAAAAGAGTTTTATATGCTATCTTAATGATGATTACTTAGGTATAGATATAGAAATAGGTACTTCTTGGGGTAACACTGAACATATTAAAAGACCTAAAAGAACAAAAAAAGAAGTGCAAGTATATGATTTTAGAGAATTTTAAAAGGATAAAGAAATTTATCCTTTTTATTTTATTATTAGCTTGACTTTTTAGATTAGATATGGTAAAATAAGTTATAAATTATTAAAAGGAGGTATTAATTTGCAAGAAGTAACATTGGAAGTATTGAAACAAATAGTTGAAAGAGAATTACCTAAAGACAAGACAAAAGAACTTAACTTTTATTTGGATTTAACTAAATGGACATACAAAGGGGTACATTTAAAAGATGTAAGAGTAGTAAATGCACCTTATGAGATTAGATTTGAATTAAGAGTAGCCTATAAAGATAAAATAACCACTATTCAAGTGTATGATTCTAAAGATTTTGTATATAAATTAGATGAGTTTGCAACTAAGGAAATATTAAATAATAAAAATATTTTAAGTGGTATTCTATATGAGATATTAAGTAATCAGTATAAAAGTAATACTATTTTATTTGTATACAAAAATTATTTAACTTTATCAGAGAAATTAATAAAAATTACACAAATTTATTATTATTTAAATTCTATTGGAAAATCAATAAATATAACACTGTTATATGAATATAAAGGCAAAAATTATTATATGGAATTAAATGATGTCCTACAATTAGAGTATGATATAGATAAAGAGATAGAAAGATTAGGTGTATAAGTATGAATAAATTAACTTTATTTATTTTGAATGTTTTATTGTTTACAAGTTTGGTATCTAATATACTACTATGGGCTAAGGTTAATTGGTTAACTAAAAAGCTAAAAGATAGGGGTATACTATGAAAGAATGTCAAAAATACTTATTTAAAGATAGTGAAAATATAGATTCTTTATTAGAGGAATTAAATTTAGTTGGTAGAGTTATTTTAAAGTTAGATGACTCAACTAAAATAACTAGATTTATACAAATATTAAAAACTGTATATAAGAAAAGAAAAGACAAAGAATTAGTAGAACCTAAACACCAAGTGTATATATGTAGTCAATCTATTGGTTGGACTAATACCTATGCTTTAGTAGACCAAAAACTAGATGTAGTAAATTTGAACTTAAATACTGATATTAAGTATTGGATAAACTTAGATTTTATTACTCAAATGAAATTAGATAAAAAGGATAACTATGTAGGTATTCTAGTAACAGAAGATTGTGTAGTATTTGTAACAAAGACTTATTGTATAGTTTGTCCTAAAGAGGACACACCTATGGAGTTACCTGTAACAGACCTATTAGTGTCTAGCAAGGCTTTTAAAGACACTCAAGACATAACCCTAACTAATTTATCTATAGATGGTTTTAAAGAGCTTAAAACTATATCACAAGCCTTTAAATCAGATATAGTAGACTTATATAGAGTAGCAGATGTACATAACTCTTTGTATCTTACTCTTAATCATAAGAATTTAGTTGATTATGTGTCTATTCAAAATGAATTAAAGGACAGACATATCAATATAGATACTTCACTTATAAGAGTAGCCTTTGGTACTGATACCTTAGTGGAAATAGTGAATAAAAACCCGAGTAGACTAATAGCAATGTTTGATATGAACTTACTAGAGTGGATTATAAGTAGTTTAAAAGATAGTAAAGTCAACCTAAGAATAGCAGAAAAAAGTATAACATCTCAATTAGTGTTTGACTTAGATGACTTTATGGTACTGTTAATGCCAGTGCAATAATATAAAAAGAGAGGTAACACTCTCTTTTCTTTTATTGTGATTTGTGCTTGACAAGATGACAAAAGTATGCTATAATATAGACAAAAAGATGGTATAAGCTTCAACATAAGGTGGAATGTGTAATATGAGTTCAGTTAAAATAAGTTCTCATAAATAGTTAAAAAAGTTGTTTAATACCAATATAAAAAAAGCAATTTCCTTATAATATATATATGGGGTGTATTTCATTCAAAAATAAAATTAATATAAAGTAGGAGGTATAGAATTGAGTAAATTAAATTTTGAAAATATCAACCAAGAGGATATGAGAATACAAAGTAGAATAGTTGTGGTTGATGCAATATGTGGAAAAGGAAAAACACAATGGGCATTAGAGAGAATAGCAAAAACAAGTGAAAAATTTATATATGTAACCCCTTATTTAGAAGAGGTTGATAGAGTTATTACTTGGTGTAAAGAACATCAAGTACAAATAAATGAACCTAAGTATGTACAAGATAAAGAAAAGAATAAAGGTAAATTAAAAAGAGAAAAGGAAATAATTACAAAATCAGAACATTTTAAAAAGTTATTGTTGTCAGGTAAAAATATAGTAACTACACATGCACTATTGGATAGAATTACATTAGATATATTGGATATAATAAAGGAACACAACTACACTTTATACTTAGATGAGGTACATGAGGTTATTAAGTCCTATAGTTTTAGTAAAGATGATTTAAAATTATTAATGGAAGCTAATTGTATTGAAATAGACCAAGAAACAAAACAAGTACATTGGGTAGATACTACTTATGTGGATTCTAAGAGTGCTTTTATAGATTTTAAGAATTTATGTGATTTAGGTGCTATGTATTATTATGCAGATAATCTTTATATGTGGTGTTTTCCTATTTCTCTTTTTGATGTTGTAGATAAAACTATAATTCTAACTTATTTGTTTGAAGGACAATTACAAGCATTTTACTACAATATGTATAAAAT